GCCTTGTTTTGCTAAGTCTGCGCAAAGCGTCGTTTTGTACGCCCGTATTGATTCGTTCATATAAAAAACCATAAGCTGTCGAATCCGGTCCTGAAACACCATAGCCTGTGCTTTTACCATAGGGTCAGCAGTTTCACTAATAGAGATAAGTTTCTCTACAGCACGTTCTGCAAGCTCTTCAGGAGTAAACCCACGATTGTTTGTGGTGTAAACCTTAACGTCAAAACCTTCAACCGCTGCGCCCTGTACACCGTGCATTAAGCTACCTGTCTCCTAACTTGACCAGAACGATAAGCATCTTCACGCAATTTCCCATCCCCAAGGTTTTTCAGTAGGGCTATGGCTTGCACGTACAGCTTTTCGTAGTTGGCAACTATATCAGGTTCCGCTTTCATAAACCTAGCAGCTTCTACCAAGGCACCATTAAGTAGGGCAGAGTCAAACTCATCACCAAGCCACGTGGTACCTGCGGTTACGATAGATTCTGGGTAGTAACCATAGTGTATTTCGACTGAGTAATTAGAGTCTGGTGTAGGCCCCAAAATAAAAGTATCGTCGTCAAAAATACCATAATGTACTGGCTGACCAGTACTGGCTACAGCAGGATAGGCTTCTCGAATAAAGTTCGTATCTTTGTTTAGCAAATACGTATAGTTGCCACTACCATCAATGACGGCTAACGAATACACATACAACATATCAGAAGGCGCTGTTAGGTAAGTATTACTAGCTGTAGTCGTACCAGTCTGGTTCTTACGCAAAGCAGGTATCTGAACAGTATTATATATCTTCTGCTCGGCCTGCTCTGTGAACATAGCAAGTTGGTCGTCAGTAAACGAGTCCTCGCATATATCCTGTATATTTGTCTTTAATTCGGTGTAGTTCACCAGAATACCCTCTTAGGCCATAGGACCACGTGCCATAGTGCCTTTAGTAGCAGCACCAACACCACGCATTTTAACGCCTTTGGTTTTCATGTTTATGGGTTTGTTAACATCAGTACCGGCTGGGTACTCTTTTACACCACTTACGTTTTTTACTTTTGGTTCTTTCATCTTCATATTAGTACCTAACTTATCGTTACTGTTACTGTCCCTAACCCACCTGTAGCTTCTAAATTATCAGGGGTTAGCCCATCATTATCGTTAAACCCTACTGGGTTCCAACCCCACTGAATGTCCCTACTTGCGACTAACTCAGCGGAATCAGGTCTTGGGTCCCTTAATGCTTGTGGGTCTTCTACCGGTATCTCACCTAAATGTAGCTGTGGGTGGTCCGGGTTCCAACACTCAGGACATGCCTTTATGTCGGTAATTCTACCTTTTTGTACGGTACTGCGTAACTCTCGTAGTTTATACTGAAACCCACATATGTCACATAGGGCGAGAGCTTTATTTCCAGAAGCGTATCTATACCCCATACTTACCTCATATTATACATACGAGGGACAAAACGAACGGGGGCTTTTTCCCTATCTTCTTCTGCTGCCAGCCTAAACTGCTCTTCATATTCCGCTTTCAGCATAGGCAGCCTTACTGCTAATTCGGGGTCCTTCATAGCAATATAGTACGCCAACCCAGCTACCAAGCAAGGGAAGAACCTAAAATTCATATCGGGGGTCTGTATACCACTACCAGCATCCTCAATACGCCGCATACGCCAGTATTTCATAATATAGTACGGGCTCTCAGCAGTTCCTTGGTCCGGTACAGGCCAAACTGTAACTGTGGGGTTATCTCTGCCACGGTCTATGTACATCTGAATAGGGCGCCCCTGAGAGAGCTTGTTCGGTATAGTTGAGTACGTAGACACGCTGATACGTGAAAGATTGAGGTCCGCCTGAGTTGTTACGTTACCATCACCCGTACGGATAACATGTTCTAGTAGGTCAATGGTGTCGGCTGGTAGGTTATATGTGGCAGTTCCTGAGACAAGGTTTAGTGTACCTTCCTCGATAGTCCACATGTTTATTCCACGGTTCTGCCATTCGATAGTCATCAAATTCATAGACCGTCTAGCAGTACGTAAGTCATACCCTGAGCGCATCTCACGCCCAGCACGCTCCCACGCTTCCTCGGCTACTTCCGTGAAGTCCATTGTAAACGCTGTAGTACCTGATGTAGCCATTATGCTCTCCAGCTCTTACGAGCCTTTTCTTTAGCAGCTTTAGTTAGACTGCCATAGTGGTACAACTTCTTTGAGTTATTTGACATAGTTTTGCCAGTCATCAACGTACCGTCGGGGTGTTTGTGCATACCCCCTTTATGTTCGGTGCCGTCCTTAAAATAATGTTTTACACCTTTAGCCATTATTTAACTTTCCTATGCCTTTTAACCTTTGTAGCTACCTTTTTTGGCTGTGCTGAAAACTGCTTACCTTTTTTCGTGTCTGCGCGTTTCTTTCTACTCGTAGCCGCGTATTCCTTAGAAGAAAGCGATTTTATTGCTTTCTCTGGCAAGTACCGTTCTCCTGTAGCTTTTGCCCCCTGTGTAGAAGGCTTGCCGCTTTTCGTACGCCACTTTTGCTTAGTCCATGATTTAAGGGACTTTTGCGACTTACGTAACGCCATCAGTCTCTGTACCCGCCACCTTTGGCTTTGTATTCCTTAGCAAGCATTTGCGCTTTCCTAGCACTCCATTGCCCGGGTCTACCACCTTTGCCACCAACTTTTATACGCTCAAACATCTGCTTACGCATGCCGGGCTTAGTGTAATTACCAGCTTCGTTGACGCTAGATTTAACTTTACCACCACGCTTTAACGCGGCTGTTGGCATTTTAGCGGGGTTAATCGCCCCCATGCCCCGGCATTCACGCATCAGACCATACGTCCTTTGGTTTTACCTCGCATGGCACAACCGTCAATTTTACCGCCTTTACGGTACTTCTTGACCATACCGCCGCCCATATAGCCCATTTTAGCCATACCGCCTTTTTTCATACCTTTTTCTTTTTTCATAAACTCTTCTCCTACAACTTTAGAAACCCCAACTTGTTTTGCAAACTTAGGGTTATTTGCTACAGCAGCCATAAAACGTCGCTGCTTATTACTTTTTGCTGGCATGTTAAGACCCCTTAACCCATTTCTTAGAACTAGATTTAGTCTTACTGGGGCTCCATTTCGCCTTGTCCGCCCAATAAGCCGCGCTCATCTTACCTTTTTTGATGTTCTTGGCATGGCGGGACTTAAAGGCTTCACGTTGCCCTACAGTCTGATTGGTTTTAACACCTTGCTGCCCAAACCTAATAGTTTTTACCTTATCCCCTTCTTTAGCCACAACAATGTGGGACTTTGCAGGATGATTAGGCGTCCTCTTAGGTTTGTTAAAACCAGAAACCCCAGCCCTTGCAAGCCGGGGGTCCCTTTTACTTTTAGTCGTACTAGCCACAGAACACCGTTAGGTTGGTAATTTGTGTTAAGGTAATAACCGCAAAGTCAGTCTTATTACTACGAGTAGTCAAAATACCTTCATTCGGAATTGTTACGCTATCAGAAAATGCTGCTGACCCAGCCGGTGTGTCAATCTGCAATATCAAGTCGCCACTAGAGCTGTTTGCATTGAATTTGATTGACCCTGCACTAGCAGTACCTACGTAATACAAGCTCTTAATACGAGTTCTTGGTAGTGCCAAAGAACCAGTAGTGCCGATACTCACATTACCAGCAGAGGCTCCACTAGCTTCAATACTGTCCACATAGGTGTAGAAGTTTGTAGAACTAGCAGTGCTGGCATTAGCGCCAGTAACTACTTCAGTAGTGTAAGCACCAGTAAGGTCGCCAACTTTAATGCCCGTAATCGTAAAAGTAATCCCGCTATCATTTCCGGCAGAGGTAAATAGTAACTTATACCCAGTACCGTAAGCGCTTACGTCGTTAGTCAATAAAGTAATAGCGCCCGCGCCACCTATTGATGCCGCAGCTTTAAGTAAAGTAGCACTTGTAGCGGGTGTAATAGCCCAAATATCATATTGCATACCTTACTCCTTATTTCTTTGCGGCCGCCTTTTTAGTGGCAGCCTTTTTAGGGGCAGTTTTTTTGGGGGCAGCCTTTCGAGCTGCCCGTTTTTTGCCCATTATGTTACTGTTTAGCTTACCCATGGTTCACCCCCTATTAAGAAACAGCGGCTGAGAACGGAGTAGCTTCAGTACCAGTAGCAGCGCCACGTAGGACAACAGAGAACTTATTACTTGCTACGTCTTGGATTTCACAAGTAGCACCCAAAATACCACCAGTAGTTGAACCGTTAAGTGTAATAGTGTCTGTATCAGCAGCAGTTTCAAAAATAGATGCTGAGTTATCAGCATCATTAGCCACAATAGCAACACCTGACATAGTGTCACTTGCGTTTGCTACTTGGATTTTATAACTGTTTGAAGTTACAGTAGTTTGTACAAAAAAACGATAGATATTACCAGTACCTGTCGCAGCAGGTAGAGTAAGTGTAGCGCCAGACGCTACGTTAAAGTTCATTGTACGGCCTGCATTAGCAGCAGAAGTTAAAGTTGCGTTAGCAGTAACTGAAACTAAAGAATCTGAACCAGAAACAAAACCAGCGGTTGATGTTACCGGACCTGAAAAAGTGGTGGAAGCCATTATATACCCCTTGCACAAGGATTAGCGTAATAGTCTGTGCAACGTCAGGTGGGTGTGTACCTGTCTACTACGCTAAATTTTCACCCAGATATGATACTAAATTAAATTTTATGAAAAAGAAAGGGGCACCGAAGCGCCCCAATCTCTTTTACCGGATAGGTAATATTAAGCTCCCGGAGAACCGAAGATACCTAATGGGTCAGACACACCAAAGCTATAACGCTCACGAGCTTTGTATCGGCTGTTGCCGGTATCAAAGTCAGCGTCCATGGAGGTCTGCATCGGAGTACGAACAAAGTGCTTCAGTCCGTTAGGAACGTCAGTCAACAAGAACCAGCCGTTAGTGTCGGTCAGGTAATGGTTAACAGTGTATCCCTGCGGGATTGAGCCCATGCTGCGCATCGCGTTGATGTCGTTATCAGCAGTAGCTGTACGCAGCTCAGTTTCCAGCAGACGGGTAGCAACAAACTGCAATGCAGGTGGTACAACCAGTTTACGGGGTTTAGCTGCAATCAGCAGTCCACGCTCGTCGGTCCAACCAGCAATCTGAATAACGGCGGCTTCCAAAGAAGTCTCATTAAGGTCAGCAGCAGTTGTAGGCTCGTTAGAGTTAGTACCACCATCAACCAACGGATGGTCAGTGGCACACAGCTCTTTGCCGTCACCGTAAGTGTAGTTGCTGTCGAAAGCATTGTTCAGGATAGCTGCGGCTTTAACCTGTTTGGTATAAGCCATAGCGCGTGCCAGTGCTTTGGTATAACGTGAAGACAGAGAGTCATACAGATTATCTTCAATCGCTTCTTCAGTGACTGAGAAACCCATAGCAATAGTCTCGTGGTTATAACGAGCAGTCCACGCTTCCTGAGCGTTGTCATAAGAAATAGCGGAACCCTCGTTTTTAGTGGGGGCAGCGCCAAAGCCTGACAACTTAGTTTCTTCTTCAAAAGAACGGTCAGAAGATTCAGTTTCAAAAATCTCTGCGTGTTCTTCACCATATTTTGCATACTCAAGGCCGAACAGGGCGTTAAGACCCGGTAATAGTTCCTTGAGGAGTTGCGCTCTTGAAATAGCCATGTCTCAATACTCCTTAAATACCGGTCTGGTTAGTGTAAGAATGCTGACCCGGATTGAACTTCACAATCAAATCGGTGTAAGCATCGCCAACAGTAGAGCCCGGACCTTCGACAAAATCGACGATTCGGAATGCCCATGTAGCGGTGGTGTTAGTAGTAGCAGTTACCGCAGTGTTGGAATTACCAGTAGTGGTGCTTCCAGTGCTAGTAGACTGTACTGCTGCCAAGTGAGTATTTTGACCCAAATCAGCCTGAGTAACAGCGCCATCGGCCTGTACTTGGAACAAACAGTCAGGGTCGTCTACAACATAAGCTACTGCGTCACTAGCAACAGTGCCAGTAGGCCAATATTGAGCATAAACTTTCTGTTTAGTGCTTGGGTCAGTATATGAACAACCTACAAACACGCCGATAGTACCGGCGGGGAAAGTTGTAGAGTTGTCACCATTAGTCGTCACGATTTCGATAGTGCCGCCAGCAACAATAGCTACGATAGAACCATTGTAGATGTTGGCAGCATATCCGGACGCTATTTTAATCTGACGGGTAGAACCAGCATAAGGCTGACCCCCAATCAGATTTATGGGTTTAAGCCCATAAGGTTTAGCGGAAGATGCCATGATAGACTCCTAATTATCCTTTACCAAAAGTAACCTTCGATTTTCTATCGTTAAAGATAGGCATACGAGGGTCGCTTTCTCTCATTAAATTATTATCCACAGAGCGCATCTGAGCATCGGTTTGTTGCTGATAATACTCATTACGTTCTTGGACAAGCTCTTCTGGGGCTCGGCACAACATCAATCCACCTATAATGATGTTATCTTTAAACCGCTCATTTTCGACCTGAGCGAGATAAATCTCCGGGTGGGCATCAGCTCTTACGGGCTCCCAGCCTTCTCTTAACTTTGAGGTAACATTGGTTGGGTCAGCTTGACCTTGTGTAGAAACACGAATCCAGCGATAAGCATATCCTTTTTCCGGTGTTGGGCTAGGTAACGTTTCCGGTCTAGTCCAAGCACGTTTACGGGTATTCTTCTCGCGTGTACCTAATTCTCTATCTAATCTATTATCAACCATTTTGTTTCCTCGCTAATTCAGCAACCTGTTTGGCGTATGTGTCCAGAGGGACTCCTAAGCGTTTCGCAATAGCAATTTGTGATTGGCTTAACCTAATTTTATTAGGTGATGTGCTCCGCGTAGCGGGGGCAACCACATTGCTTCTTGTCTTGGCCTTCGGTGTTTCCTCCGGCTCGTCGTCTATCCCGTCATCAAACTGGTCGGGAAATACTTGTCGCATACGAGCGTCAATGCGCTTGTAGTAAGTATCTGATGTAGGGCTTACGCCCTCTTCCTCAGTCAGTTTAGCATGTAAACCTAACGCAAATGCAGTCATTTCTCTATCAGAACCGAACCAAGGGTTTTCATCTCGCCATGATTCAGCTCTCTCATCACGTTGTGGTTGCTGCTGAGGAGCTAATGTTTCATTTTTTACAGGAATTTCACGCTGTTGTAAAGCCTCTGCTTGCCTAGGTCGAATAGAATTTGCTCTATCCATCCTAATTCGGGCCGCAGTCATCGCTTCCTGTGCTTCTACAATCTTATCGGTGTCACCAGCTTCATAAGCATCTTTATACTGCTTTTTAGCCAGTTCCATCTCTGCGGTGGCCTGCCTTTTAGCCTGTTCGACCAAGGCGTTATAGCTTTTATCGCCATCACCACGCAGTTTTTTGTTCTCTTCAACCAATGTTTTGGCATATTCCTCCAGCGCCTCACGCTCTCGCAGTGCCTGTTCTTTGGCCCTACGCTCGTCGTGATACCCTTTACTGAAGTGCTGGATACGTTTTTTGACCTTTTCGGAGTAGTTTTCCAGCTCCTCATCAGTCACTTCTTCAGGCGGGTCAGACTTTTTGCGGCCTCTATCCTTAACCGGTGTGTCGTCTTCTACTTCGATTTCTAAATCCCCAGCCTGAATGGTGCCTTCTTCAGGTTCTTTCTGTTTTTTGGGTTTTTCTATAGTTTCACGTCCTACAGCACCTTCTACTTCAATATCAGTGCCTTCATCTGCTGGCGCTTCTATATCAATCTCAATGCTGCCTTTTTCCTTTTTCTCTGGGTCTGGGAACTCATACTCCACTTCTTGCATTGCCATGTCTACCTCCTAAGCTCGAGTCACTTTGCTCGGTTCTTCTACGACGGCTTCAATAGAATCATCATTCATTAGACGATATTCTTGTTTACCGATTTTAAATCGCGTACCGGTATTGGCACGAAACATTACGTAATCCCCTCGTTGGCACCACGGCCCGTTAGGGAAGCGGTCTTTGTCTGAATAGGCTTCAGCGCCCATATCAAGAACAAGTCCAACAGTGGATAATATATACTCTTCTCTCAGAGCTTGTTGGGACTTAACAATTTTGCTATCCCCATAAGTCTCCTCGATGTTTGGAAGAGCAATCAACAAACGATAACCAACCGGGGTTGGTATATGTCCTTCAAGTACTACTTCCTCTTTTTCTTTCTCCACCCACTTACGCTCTAGCGCCGTGGTTTCTACCGCTTCAGTCATCATCTGACTCCCTAAAGTTTTGCGAAAGGTCTGCTATTTCACGTCTTGCAAGGGCTAGACCTCGGATTGCCCCCACAGCTTCTCGGTATGCAGGAAAGTCTTTCGGGACCCCCTGATATACCATTTGCTCTTGCGCTGTTTGTAGTTCAGCTATTTTTTCATCAAGCACGTCAAAGACGGTTTTAGCCATAAAATGCTATCTCCCTTGGCCCCTATACGGTTTATATGAGGCTTTCTTGTGTTTATTCATTGAACTCAGTTTGTGAGTACCCCCACCAATGCTGGTCTTTTTACGCGCATTATGGTTAAGGAGTGTCGTCAAATTGCTCTGTTTTGACATTTTCGCCATTATTGACGTCCTCTTGGCATCTGGTCTTTAGCCATGTCAAGCAGTGTCTTGGCTGCATCTATGTCAGACTTTCTATCCGCCTGCTGGCGCTGTGAGTCAATGCGCTCGGCTTCAATAGCCTGTGTTGCCATAGCTTTGGATTTATCCAAGTTAAGTCTTTCTTGCGCAAGCTGCGTTTCTGCGGCGTCTTTAGCAGTCTTGCGTTGTACTTCAGCGCCTTTAATCTGTAGCTCCTGCTGTCGCATCTGCATAACAGGGTCTTGGGCTTGTTGTGCTGCGGCTTGTTGTGCTGCCATAGCCTGTTTCTGTTGACTAAGCTGCCCACCTGCATCTGCAACCAAGCGAGATAACTGTACTTCCATCTCTTCTGGCAAACGTTCTTCTGGTGGAGGCAGAGGTACACCCAGCTTCTGCTCCATCTCACGGTAGTAATTAAACGCAATATGCTCACCGATATGGGCTCTCAGGGCTGCCATAATCTGCTGTCCAGCGGGATTTTGCCCAATAAACGCCGCAATCTGCGGGTCTTGTAAGAACGCTTCGTGAGTGGCGATATGCGCTGTATGGTCTTGATACAGGAACGCCTTGATGGGTTTGCCTACCATAGCGTTCATATTCTCACTCACAGGGTCTGTCGGCTTAATGTCATCCTTGGTTGGGACGAGCTTATCAGCGTTTTTAATACCCAAAACCTCAATCATCTGCCTGTGTAACTGCGGCAAATCATAGATTTGTGGGGTGGCCTGCGCCATTTGAAGGACCGTTTGATACTGCACCACTCTCTGAGCCATCGTGCTGCTGTTCGGGTCACTGACGGGGATTACTTCCACCATGGCGTAGTCCGCTTGTCGGGCTCTCGGTTCACCACGGTCAGGCACGTACGTATACACTTCCGGCGCGTAATCAGCAATGATGCGCTTCAGGAGCTTAAACTCCTGCTTCATCGCATAGTGAACCCTAGACTGTACAGCAGCCATGGGCTTCAGGGTACGCTCCAAAAGGGCAAGCGTTGTTCCAACAGGTGCGTTAGCACTCATATCGGAAATGTTCATGTCGCTGATAGCGCCCAGACGGCGCCCTTCTTCAGTAATCTGTTTCAGTAACGCCAACAGTGTTTGACTTGGCTCCTTGTATGGGAGTGTCATTATGTTGTCGCGGATAGACCCACTCGGCACATCGACATCACGGAACTCGCCGGGAGATATGGGGGTATCGTCCCCTTTAACCCTCAGACCACGTGACTTTAAGCCACCGGGCAGATTCGACAATGTTCCAGCATCGACAAGCTGGCGGATGATAGAGGTACCTGCTTTAGCGTAGCCTCCAATGATATGAATAAGACCAAGACCGTAGAAACCAAACCCCGGTACATATACATAATGTACGAAATACTGGTTCTTCAGCATTAACGGGTCTTCTGGGTTCCAGTTACGGCGTATCGCCAAAACTTCACCGGTTCCCCGCTCTATAGTTACTACGTAAGGTTTAGCGATTTGGATTTCTTCTTCGCCTTCACCTTCCTCATCTAAGTCATCAATAATTAAGTCTGCATGTACTTCCAGCAAAGTATAGCGGTCATCGCTTGTCAGCTCGTAACCACCTTCCTCTGCTTTCTTCTCCTCGATGTCACTGTGGAAAGACATAGGCTCCCCAAGCTCAACATCACGGTAGAAGCCAGCAGCTTGCAGCTTACGTACTTCATTCTTTGTCTTACGCATTACATGCGTAACACGCTCCGCAGTCTCTATATTAGACGCACCATAAGGCACCAATACGTCCTCTGCGGGAATATAAATAGCAACTTGGCGACCCAGACTAGGGTCAAAATAAACTTTCTTAAATGCAGAACCAGCCAAACCAAGGCTGTACAACATTCTTTCGTGTTCTGGGCGGTACTCAACCATGACTTCTGTAAGCTCATAGTTCATATCCACCTTGACGCGGTTTGCCGCTTCGACCTTCTCCTTGGTCATTTCGCCAAGAATCTTAGTCTTTACAGGGCCCGCAGCAGGGAAAGTCTCACTCATAGCCTCGGCTTGGAAGCGGATAGCAGCTTCTGCTAACACGTTTGAGTAGACACCACAGGCATCTTCCCATGGTTCTGAGCGTTCTTCGTACTTGAAACCAATGACATCAAGCCCTTTTACGAACGTATCCGCCCAATCTTTGCGGCTATTCTCATCAGCCTGTACGTAACCTACTAGGTCCCCAGAGAGCTGATTAAGGGTATTTTCCTCAAGATATTCAGCTAAATTGGCGTCAAAAGGCGCCATCATCGTACCTTCAAGCCCTTCTTCGGGTACCAGAGTAATCTCAACACTGCCATCGTCCATAGTGACCATCTCAGGATTAACAACAGTAACAGACATATCTGGACCTTCCTCCATCATGTCCTCAAAATCGTCAAGACCCTCGGGGGCTTGGTATACACCTTTTTCAATAGCCATTTAATTATCCTCAGTAGTACCCGCCGCGCTTGCGCCTATATAAGTTATCTTCTTCTACTTCGTCTGACGGTAGTCTTATAAAGCCACCTTTCCTGAATCGCATCATTGCTAATGACGTAGAGTCCACATAGTCATCATGCGCTCCTGCTGGAAAACTAGCAACCTCATCAATTACTTCTTCCGCCCAGTGACGGTCTGGAGCCCACACCCTTCCAGAAGCAAATAAGTCAGACACAGCATTAAGTCTTGATATTTTATCGTTACCCCTTGTGGGGGTAAACTCCTGCACTGGTATACCCATAGCCCGCATCTCATAGATGAGAGGCGCTCCTGATGCCTTTTTCTCAACAATTAGTGAGTCAGGTTCCCAACCATCATACTCTTCGACTGCTCTGCGCTTAAGCAGCGGAAACTCCATTCTATCTCTAAACGCATTCAATAGTATAATGTTTGCTTGTTCTACCCCATTTTCGTCAGGTTTGTAGAATATACCCCATGTTGTACACGCAGAATAGTCAGCACGATTAGTTTTCTCGAACGCCGTATCCCACGCCTGCACAATAAATTCACACGGGGGCGGGTCTTCTTCCTCCCATGTCTGCCACCACTCACGCTTGACGATAGCTGAAATCTCTGATGTAGGCTCCTGCTGGTACTGAGCCATCCACTTGGCGTTAGGTAACTCCTCTTTGAGGGCTTGTAGCTCTTCTAAAGACCAAAACTGAGGCCACAGGGCGTTTCCAGAGGGTAATAATGCTGGAAATTCAATAACTTCCCACTCATCACCGCCACGCTGCGCCGAAGATTTAAGCACACGCGCCGTAATATCGCGCAATGACCACCTTGTCATTACTATGACGATGGCTCCCCCCGGTTGTAGACGCTGCCGAGGTCCCGAGGTATACCATTCGTATGTTTTATCGTAAATATCTGGGTTAGTTTCTGCTAACGCCGCCTCCTGCTCACTATGTGGGTCGTCGATAATGAGCAAGTCAGCACCTTTACCGGTCACAGCACCACCAACACCGATAGCGAAGTAGTCCCCGCCATGGTTTGTGGCCCATCTACCGGCTGCTTTAGAGTCTGCTTGCAGCCCAACCCCCGGAAATAGCTCCTTATACGC